TGCACAAATCCAAAAAAGAAAGGGGTGGTGAATAGTCATAAGGCATTACGGAACTGCCTAATGAAAGGTTGTCCGTTTTTGGTAACGAGTATTAAAACTAAGAGGAGAAGATAGTCATGGAAAAGAAAAATAAGGTAGCAGTGGTAGCGAAAACAGCAGTAGCGGTAGTTCAGCGCGCGCCGCAGGAAGTTATAAGTGAAGCGATCGCAAAGGGTGCGAACCTTGAGCAGATAGAGAAACTCATGGTATTACAGGAGAAGTGGGAAGCAAACGAGGCTCGGAAAGCCTATCATGTAGCTATGGCACAGTTCAAAACCGAAGCTATCGAGATACTGAAAGACGCTAAGGTTGACTATGCTACAAAAACAGGTGGGCGGGTTAAGTATAATCACGCTACCTTATTCAACATCGTCAACACCGTAACGCCCTTGTTGAGCAAATACGGGTTATCCATATCTTGGAAGCCATTGCAAACACCGGGGAATATAACCATAACGACAATGGTTACCCATGTGCTTGGCCATAGAGAGGAATTCGCGCTAACGGGGCCGGCAGATGATAGCGGTGGCAAAAATTCCATTCAGGCGATAGGTAGCACAGCTTCATATTTGGAACGCTACGGAACGCTTGCGGCCCTGGGGCTTGCGACAGGTGGTCAAGATGATGACGGGCAGGCGGCAGAAGCGGTCGAGTATATAGATGACAAACAAAGGCACGAATTGACAGACCTTGCCGTGGATTGCGGCGCGGATATGCCAAAGTTCATGGCATATCTGAAAGTCGAGGATCTGGCGAAACTTCCGAAAGCTGACTTTAACAAAGCGAAGTTGGCCTTGATTGCGAAGAAAGGGAAGAAGAAATAATGTTGCATTACTCCAGTAAATGTGATATACTTTTATCGTTGAGGGAAGGACGATATTTTTATGTCTAAAACAATGACAGCCGTAGGATGTGAAGGACTTCGTTCTTCTCTCAACCATCCGAAAGCTGTCATTTTTATTGGAGGAAAACATGGGTTTTAAAAAAGGAAATATTCCGTGGAATATAGAAACAGGAATATTCAAGACAAGAAAAGAATATAATAAAAATTATGGGCAAACCCATAAAAAGGAAATTAGCGAACAGAAGAAAAAATATCACAAACTAAATAAGGAATCAGATAACAAAAAACATTCACAATACTATTACGCACACAGAAAAGAGCTTATAGAAAAACAGAAAAAATACGAAGCTACAAAAAAAGATAGAAAAAAAGAATATGATAGGAATTATAGGAGGGAACAATCGAAGAAAAGAAGTCTTTGGAGTAATCGTCGTCGTGTTTTTAAGCGAAACGCAGGCGGGAGTCATACAATAGGTGATTGGGAAAACTTAAAGGCTCAATATAATTGGACTTGTCCGTCTTGTCATAGGAAAGAACCTATTATGAAACTTACAAGAGACCACATTATACCCTTAATAAAAGGTGGTAGTGATAATATAGAAAACATACAACCCCTTTGTTCTAACTGTAATAGCCGAAAGGGAATGGAGACAAAAAAATATGATTATTGTAAATTGTAAACAGGGAGAGGATGCATGGTTTAATGAAAAACTGGGCAAACCGAGTGCTTCAAATGCTTCTATGATTATTACCAATGAAGGGAAGCCGTCAAAACAGCAAGAGGGATATTTATACACCTTGATTGCGGAGCGTCTTTCAGGGCACCGAGAGGAGGTATATAAAAACGCTATCATGGCTATGGGTGTAGAACGTGAAGATGAAAGCCGGAAACTCTACGAACTGACCCACGGTGTAGAAGTAACACAAGTCGGGGTTATATATAAGGATAAGAAAAAGCAATTCTTGTGTAGCCCGGACGGAATAGTGAATGGAGAATATGGACTCGAATTGAAGAATGTTTTAGGCAAGACGCAGGTAAAATATTTGCTTGACGGTGGCCTGCCCTCGGAGTATACAGGACAAATTCAATTCTCCTTGTATGTAACAGGCTTCAAGAAGTGGATATTTATGTCGTATACTCCGGGGATTAAACCTTTAATTATAGAGGTAACGCGGGATGAGAAGTATATCAAGGCTCTTGAGGTAGAGCTTGAAATCTTCTGTTCTAAGTTGGAAGAAACCATGGAAAGGTTAAGGAAAATATGAAAGCAAAAGAAGCAGAGGTAGTAAAAGAAAATCAGTTAGCCGTAATCGTAAAGGAAAGCAATCTGCCGGAAACAAAGGCAAAGTTTATTCTCGATAGATTCACCCACTATTTTAATATGGCCGATGAATGGGCGAAGAAAGCAAAGGCTATTATAGTAACAAAGCCTGAGCAAAAGGCTGAAATGGCAATGGCCAGGGCGGGAAGGTTGTTTCTTAGGGACCAGAGGATCGATGTTGAAAAGGCCAGGGTAGAGCTTAAATCCCAGATCCTAAGAGAAGGTAAGGCCATTGACGGTATAAGCAATGTTCTCAAAGCCTTAATCGTTCCTATCGAAGAGTATCTCGATCAGCAAGAGCATTTCGTTGAGCGTCAAGAAGAGGCCAAGAGAGAGGCTATCCGGCTTGAAGTAGAGAAGCGTATCGAGGATGAGCGGATCGCCAAAGAGAAAGCCGATGCCGAGGCTTTAGAGAAAGCGCGGCTTGAGAATGAAAGGCTCCGGGCCGAAGCCGTAGAGCGTGAGAAAAAGGTGGCCGCAGACAAAAAAAAGCAAGAAGATTTACTCGCAAAGGAACGAGCTAAGGCTGAAGCCGCGCGCAAAGAACAGGAAAAGGCCATGCAGGCCGAGCGTGCAAAGGCTGAAGCAGAACGCAAGGCAGTTGAAGAGAAGGCAAGACTTGAGCGAGAGAAGCAGGAAAAAACCTTAGCCAATGAAAGGGCGAGAGATAAAAGGCTGAAAGAGCTTGCCGATGAAAAGGCTCAGGCGGCGAAAGAGAAAGAGCGCGCGAAGTTGGAATCCGAGAGAAAAGAGAAAGAACGGCTGGCGGAGATATTGAAAAATCAGATAACTTGTCCGGCTTGTGGCAAGAAGTTTTCACTAAAAAAGGAGATATAGATGAGGCCCGAAAAGAAAGTATTTGAAAAAGTAGCAACAGGGGTTGAGATCGTCGGAATTATTGACGATGTTTTGTATCATGAAAATCATACCTTCCCTGGATTTGAGGGTAAGGAAGATACTGTGGCGACGGCGATCAGATTCAAGTTTGTGCTTGAAGGCGCACAATACCCGAAGTATAGCCGATGGATGAGGCTATCGTTAAACGCCAAGGCCACGCTATACAAGAAGTACGCTTCCGCGCTGATTGAAGGACTTGAACCGGACGCTGATATTGACCTTGACATCTTAAAAGGCATGGCGATCAGCACTATTTGGAAAGACAATGGCGATTTTCAGAATCTCGAAACAATCTCCGCTATCGGGCCGAAGATAAAGCAGGACGCTTCTGTGCCTACGGTCGATTTGAATGACCTGCCGCCAGAGCCGGACGCAGAGGAGCCAGCGCCCTTCTAATGGAAAAAATAGCCACCAATCTCGCCGTTAAGATTATGGGTTGTAGGTCGATATTAGAACTTGAGGCCGTATCTAATGAAATCAAGGCTCTAATGATTGCTGATCCGAAATTCAAAACTGAATGGCGGGATTGGTTGTTAGATATGTGGTGGAGCAAAAATAAAGAGTTGACAACACCATCTAAGCCGTTTGAGGACACGCTCAACGCCCGCGGTAAAAAGAAATTTCTGAAAGGAGAATCGTTAGAATGTTAAAAGGAAGTAGTCAATGGCGCTTAGATATTACCACAGGGAAAAACAATCCGCGCAAGGATACGGAATATTTTAATAACTTCCTAACGGCCCTGCGCTATGCTCAAAAAATGGCATGGAAAGAAACGGTATTGGAGTGCCATATAATAAGAGAGGTGTAAGATGAACGCTCATACCAAAGAAAAAATAAGGGCGCACCTTGAGGCCGGCTGAGTTATAAGCCAGTTAAACGGTATGGAAGTGGCTCAGACGACCTGCGCGAAAGATTACTGCGGATTTCTCCGTCGAGATGACGGATTGCCGATAAAGAGTGAATGGCGCAAGGCAGATAGTGGCAAAAGATTTAAGGCTTATTGGCTTGACAAAACGTAGGAATATGATACAATTTAAGGAACAAAAGGAGAATATGTGACAAGACCTTGGCCGGTTAAAGTAAGAGGATTTTTTATTGAGAAAAACATTCCCCTATATGAACGCGAACCTCTCCCCGGAAACGGGAAGGCCAAGGCCGTTAGTAGTATAGGGGAATTTTATGGAGGCATACATTGTTAGGATACTGTGAGTCTTGCCGCGAGAACAGTCTTGTATTAAAAAACTACACCCGGAAGAAAGATGGAAAGCCTAAACAAACGTGGATCTGTTTAAATAAACATTGCAAAAGGAAGGCAAAAAAATGGAATGGGTGAAGATCAAAGCGAGCCATGTTCGTTACGATATGGCAGGGGCATCGTTGGACGTGCGTTGGGGGTGGGTTACCCTACTCGTTACGGTAGCGTCGATGGAGCGTAGGCCAAGCGATGAAGAATTGGACTCAATTTTGCATAAAGACATCCACAGTCGCCTTAAAAATCACCTTATTAAAACAGGAACGACGGAAAGTGCTGTCATTGATAAGGTTATGGAAGATGTAGAGTCCACAAAATACAAGAGAATGAAGGGAAAAGAGCGTCAAAAGAAGCACTATAACGAGCTACATAACGCGTTACTAACGCCGTTAGGAACGGGAGCAGATAAGATAAGAGTAGATAAGAGTAGAGAAGATGAGATAAGAGGAGAGCGTTTTAACGAGTTTTGGGCTTTATATCCGAAACAGGTTGGTATGAGTATGGCCTTAGTGACTTTTCGTGCTACTGTAAAGACCGACAAAGACTTCGAGGATCTAAAGACAGCTCTTAAAAACTACATGGCAAGTGATGAGGTTAAGAAGAATTTTATTAAAAATGGGGATAGGTGGTTAGAAGACTGGCGTGGATGGCTAAACATAAGGTCAAAAATAGAATATAGGTTACCATGACAGATTTCAAACAATGGAAAGAAGCTTTTAGTGAGGAATCACAAGAACGCCTTGATACTAAAATAGAGAACTTATGCACGTTTGGTATACAGTCGCTTGATGATAGCTTAAGATGTATTCGTAAAAAGGAACTCGTGGTTATAGGCGCAGACTCAGGAGCCGGAAAAACCGAAGTGGCCCTAAACATAGCCCGGCACAATGCCGCGCGAGGTAAGAAGATCGCTGTATATAACCTTGAGGGCGGCCATATTGAGGCTATTCAGCGCATGAAATGGCGTGACATGTGTAATATATACTTTGATAAATATAAATGCGGCGTAGACATGGACTATTCTCGATGGATAGTGAACGATAAGCAAGATCCGTTAATGATGAAACTTGAAGCAGAGGTATATAACCTATATGAAAAAGAATATAAAAATAATTTATTTTTTTATAATACGCAAGGTGGCCTAACGCTTGACGACTTCCTTGTATCACTCTTAGATTTTCATAGCTTAGAAACAGCGTTCGGGGCTACATTTGAGGATTCTATCCGCAAGAAAGGGTTTGATCTTGACCTGATAGTGCTTGATCATCTTCAATATTTCTCGCTCGCTAATGACGAGAACGAGATAAGTGAAATAACAAAGATAATCCGGGCGGTTAAAAATATAACTGATAAATACCATATACCAATAGTTTTAATATCTCATTTTAGGAAGAAATCAAAAGACCGGGGCTTGCCGGATCAAGAGGATTTCTACGGATCGAGTAATTTGCCAAAGATAAGCACTACAAGCATAACTATATCCCCGGCTTCTGATAGGGATAATCTTTATCACAGTATATATCCTACATGGATAAGAGTGGTAAAATCGCGCATAGGAATAAGGTCAACGTATGCTATATTGAATAACTTTGACAGCATGACCAAGACTTATGCCAAAAATTACGACCTATACCGAATAGATAGCAAGGGTTTTGTCGCAGGAGATCCAATACCAGTAAATGAATGTCCAAAGTGGTATAAGGGTAAGCCATGAGGATTTCACGCTATGCCAAAGACCGCGGCCGCCTTTATCACGGCCATGTCCTATGTGAAATCTGCGGTAGTGGCTTCCGTGTAGGCCGTCATCATAAGTTTAAGCAGGATAAGTGGGCGCGTAAACTATACCCGGAATTTATAGACCATCCGCGCAATATTCAATATGCCTGCGTAAACTGCCATGCCGGACATGAAAGCCCTAAGTTGATTATGTGGGATGAATACGAATTTTGCAGACAATTCGGGATCGAGCCGCGATCCGAAACCGCCCGGCTTAGAAAACAACGTGAATCCCAACTCCCAGGTGCGGAATGAAGATAATCCCTAAAGCACCCTAAAAGAAAGTGAGGACTAAATGAGACATTGCAATACTTGTAAGCACCGAGATGAGCAGTATAAGCTTCACGGAGAATGTAAATTAAGAGACTTCTATAAAGATGAAGAAAACCCGATGAATACAATATGCGGAAATCATCAGTATAGATATACACCTAACAAGAAGGACTAACCAATAATGGCTATCGTGCCATAAGGAAACTTGCTTTTTTTGAGTAATATGGTATACTTTAAGAGTCTAAGGGGAGTGGATTTTTTATGACCAGAAACATTGAGCCAAGAGTAGGTGTAGGTTGCTTAACCGCTTCCTTTAGACCACCGAAATTGGCTCTCTTTTTTGGGGGTATGTATGGCTGACCCGTGGAAACAAACTTATTATGGAATAAAATGGCGATGTAGCCCGAAAGGGCCTTATTACAAAAAACGCATTAGAAATTTTATCACCGAAGAAGACTTAAAGACATTGTGGTTTAGAGATAAAGCGTATCTCATGGAACAACCAAGCATAGACCGAAAAGATAACGATAAAAACTACACGTTCGATAATTGTAGATTTATAGAATTAAAGGAAAATCAAAGACTTGGAGGAATGTTTGGTGGTAGAAAATGTAGACCAAGAAGAAGGAAAAAAATAGTTCAATATTCTTTGTCTGGAAATATTATAAAGAAATGGCATGGGGTAAGACATACGGCTAATGAATTAAAGATAAATCATTCTAATATTTCTGATTGCCTAATGGGTAAGTCCAAAACTTGCGGTGGGTATATATGGAAATATGCTTAAGACTAACTATAAGGATAGAGAGATGAATAGAATAAAGGCAATTAGGGATATATTATTCGGCAGGTCAGTAATGATAGGCTTCAAGATAGAAGGTAACGCCAATATACAGGCAAAGTCAGGGTGTTTCTATAATAACGAAATCGAAGAACATACCATAAAGTTTAATGGTGTGCCTATGACTGAAATGATAAAAATATGGAAAACCACCCATCCCAGATAAGGAGGAGATGTGAAGAAACAGACTAAAGTTATAATAGAAATAGTAGTTGACCATATTGATAGCGTGTCGGCTCTTATCGCAGAACTATCGCCTATATATGGAAATGAGAATGATAAAGGTATGCTTGAGAAACAAGATGGAGATTTAATTAAATGGAGAACAGAAATCCAATGAAGAAGACAGCAGGGAAGAAGAAAAGGAAGTCGTTGGTAGGGTATATTTATTCATGCGAATTTAAGGATGTTTTATGTTGGCAGGATGGTGAATGGATTGCAATCAATGAAGACTTAATGCCCTTTAGACATAAGAGGGCAGAGAGTAATGATAATAAAATCTGCGGTTGTGGTAAGGGTCATACAGTACAAAAGATAAAAGTAACCATCGAGGAGATTTGATAATGGACACTAAAAGGTTAAGAGAGATAGAGTTGGCAGGAATATTAGAAGAAGTATATCTAAGAAATAAAAGACCTGACCAAGCCATAAAAGAAATCCAAGAACTCTGTGAGCCGATGAGTGAGGGAGAATTAGACCTTATTTTAAGGGCGTATATAAAATGGAATAATAAGTCCAATGTGTATGAAATACCGATTATAGATTATGGAAGTTTATCAGAAGCATTACTCGGCAAACTCTCCACCCCTCGCCTAACTGAGGAAGAAATTGCTACTAAATTATTTGATGTAGACAATCCTTCTCCTGCATTATTAGCCCAACGTTTTTGTGGAAGCAATTTTAGTGTGCAATCTGACCAAACAAAAAAGAAGTATTACGCCTATGCTAAAGCATTAGTTGGGAGCGAGCCTCGCCTAACTGACTGGGAGAAGGTGTTGCCAAAAGAATGGTCAACGGAATATTGTTATCCAAGTGAACCGTCTGCATATCAACAAGGAGAAGTTGATGGTGCTAACAAAATGAGGAACGACTGCCTCTCTGCCCTA